CTTAATAAGTGATCTAGTGCTTGACACTTGTGCATAAATATAATATAATACAAACAAAAGGTACGATTATCAAATGGCAGGTTGGAAAAAGCATTTTCAAGTATACCAAGGTCAAGACCAAAGTGTACATAAAACAAGCGGCTCAAGCCGTTTTCAAAGCTGGCTACCTGAAGTATATAGTGGTCAACCAAATCGTGTAGAGCGATATATTCAATATGATCAAATGGATATGGATAGTGAAATTAATGCTGCACTTGACATTATTGCGGAGTTTAGTACGCAAAAAGATGAACAAACTGAATTACCATTTTCTGTTAACTATAAAGAACAAGCAACTGAGAGTGAAGTAAAAGTACTTGAGCAAGCATTACATCAATGGTGTAACTTAAACAACTGGGATCAGCGTATATTCAGAATGTTCCGCAATGCTGTTAAGTATGGTGATCAATTTTTTATTAGAGATCCAGAAACATGGGTGCTGTATTATGTAAATCCAGTTGATGTTACTAAGGCAGTTGTTAACGAAGCTAAAGGTAAAAAACCTGAGCAGTATGTTATGAAAAATTTAGATCTTAACATGCAGACTAAAACAGTTAGTGAGCCAGTTCAACATTCACAAACTTATGGAACATCTAATAGTTTACAACGTGGACAGGCTGTTGATAAAAGTGCATATGGTGCACAAGGTGGTCAATATGGCGGTAGTTTAGGAAATACACAAGAGTATACAGTAGACGCTAATCATGTTGTACATATGGGTATGACAGAGGGCATGGATAATAGTTGGCCTTTTGGTAGCAGTATACTTGATCCTATCTTTAAAACATACAAGCAAAAAGAATTGCTTGAAGATTCAATTATTATATACAGAGTACAACGTGCTCCAGAACGTAGAGTATTTTATGTTGATGTAGGCAATATGCCAGCTAACAAAGCCATGGGGTTTGTAGAGCGTGTTAAAAATGAAATTCATCAAAAACGCATCCCTAGTAAAACCGGTGGTGGCACAAGTATTATGGATAGTAGTTACAATCCACTTAGTATTATGGAAGACTACTTCTTTGCACAAACTGCTGAGGGCAGAGGTAGTAAAGTTGAAGTGTTGCCTGGTGGTGATAACTTAGGGCAGATTGACGATCTGCGTTATTTTACAAACAAGATGCTAAGAGCATTACGTGTGCCTAGTAGTTACTTACCAACTGGTCCAGACGATGGAACAGCTAGCTATGTAGATGGTAGAGTAGGTACAGCATTTATTCAAGAGTATAGATTCAATCAATACTGTCAGAGATTGCAAAATATTATAGCCCCTACCATGGACAAAGAGTTTAAATTGTTTATGAAAAACAAAGGAATTACTATTGATAGTAGTTTGTTTGATTTAAAATTTGTTGAGCCACAGAGCTTTAGTCAATACAAAGAAATTGAAATACATGCTGCAAGAGCTAGCGTATTCAGTGGACTTGAAGGTGTTTCATATTTAAGTAGACGATTTATGCTAGAAAAATATCTAGGACTAACTGAAGACGAGATACTTAAAAATGAACGTATGTGGGAAGAAGAAAATCAATCAGGAACTGTTCCTAATGGAGATTCTAACCCAGGATTAGGTAATTTAGGAATAAGACCAGAACAAATGGATACTGGTATGGAATCAGATATAGACATTGACGATATACCAGATGATGGGAACGAAGGCGAAAGCCCAATTAGTGGAGCAGAAGCCCAGCCTATAGGAGATGATGATAATGCGCAGTAATGAAATATTAAATGAATACTATGATGCAGAAGATGACAATCTATCAAACAGAAAAGAGGACGATAGTCGCAAAGTGCGACTAACACTTAAACATTTAAATCGTCTAAGAAAACAACGAGAAGTGCATAATATCGAGCATGCCAACCGCACTAAACGTGTAAAAAATATATATGCTCGCCCATCTGATAGTGGCCCAATGTAGCTTTAAACATTAATTTTTTATTTATAATCGGTAAAATGCTCATAAAACACCCATTTTTGGGTGTTTTTGTATGAGTAAAACGTCTTGGTAATAAATAATACTTGTAAACCAAAGAACTTATCAAAGGAGAGTTATAATGAGCGAACACAAGGAATCATTAGTTAAGGTCCTTGAGTATCTAGTCAACGATGAGCAGGATAAAGCTGCTGATCTTCTTCATAATGTATTTGTAGAGAAAGCCAAAAATCATTGGGCAGCACTTACAGAGAGCGATGAAGTAGTTGAAGACGAAATTCAAGACGAAGATGACCTCGACGAAGCAATTGATGTTTCAGACGAAGAAGAAGATTTCCTCAGCGATATTGAATCAGCTGAACAGGAAATTGACGCAGAAGAAACTATGGAAGATGACATGGACGATGAAGATGCAGAAATGGATCTAGCGTTAGACATGGAACCATCAGATGACGATGCAGAAGATGAAGCAGAAGCAGACGATGCTGAAGCAGACGCAGAAGAAGCCATGGACAACGTAGAAGATGCAATTGCAGAACTACGTGCAGCATTTGCTGATATGATGGGTGACGATGACGAAGCTGAAGATGCACCAGAAATGGAAGAAGAAGCAATGGCTTTTGAAGAAGCATCAGACGAAGAAGTTGACGGTCTTGAAGAAGGCGCAACAATGTCAGCAGTTAGTGTATCACACAGTGATTCATCTGAAAAAGGCAGTCCAGTAGCAAGCGGTGCAGGTAATGCACATGCTTCACCACACCCAACAGATACATCAGAAGGCCCTAAAGCTAGTGCCCCTGCTGTAAAAGATATGGGCGTAGATGGTCCGCAAGAAGCAGGTAGTCTAAGCGCAGCACCAGCAGCTAAACGTGAAGACAACAAAAGCGACAGTCCAATTAGAGGAATGAAGTAATATGAGTATTTCGCTAAAAGAACACTTATCACATAATCAAGCAAACCTTGTCACTGAAGCCGTCGATGACGGTAAAGGTGGTAAAAGCCTGTATATGAAGGGTATCTTTATTGAAGGCGATGTACGCAACCAGAACAACCGTATCTACACAAAAGAAGAAATTCATAGTGCTGTTAAAGCAATTAATGAAAAAATTAAAAGTGGATACAGTGTATTAGGCGAAGCTGATCACCCAGATGACCTCAATATCAATTTAGATCGTGTATCACACATGATCACTGAGATGGATACTGATGGTGCAAACGGTATCGGCAAGCTGAAACTGCTACCTACTCCAATGGGAAATATTTGTAAAACCCTTATGGAAAGCGGAGTAAAATTAGGCGTGTCTAGTAGAGGCAGCGGCAATGTTAATGACAGTGGTATAGTCAAAGATTTTGAGATTATTACTGTTGATATCGTTGCGAATCCAAGTGCACCAAGTGCTTACCCTGATCCAATTTATGAAAGAATTATGAATCATAAACGGGGGAATGTACTAATGGATGTTGCATCTGCGGTAAAACACGACGACGGCGCACAACGTTATCTCCAGGACGAGGTGACTAACTTAATTAAAAACCTGAAGTATAGGAGAGATTAAATATGGCTCATGCAATGGATGAACTATTAAACTCTGAAGCACTTTCAGAAAATGTCAAATCTTCAATATCAGAAGCTTGGGAAACCCAAATTAATGAAGCTCGTGAGAATATCACAGCTGAGTTAAGAGAAGAATTTGCACAGCGTTACGATGCTGATAAAGCGCAAATTGTTGAAGCTATGGATAGTATGATTAGTGATGTTATTGCAAAAGAACTCGAAGAGTTTCAAGCAGATCACAATAAACTAGCTGAAGATCGTGTAGCCTATCGCAAACACATGAAGGAGCATGCAAATGTTCTTGATTCGTTTGTAATGGATACACTTCGCAAAGAAATTAAAGATCTTCGCGAAGACAGAGTTGTGCAAGAAGCAAATATGTCTAAATTAGAAGGATTTGTTTTAGAGCAACTTACGAAAGAACTTAATGAGTTTCATGATGACAAACGCTCACTAGTTGAAGCGAAGGTCAGAATGATTAAAGAAGGTAAAGAAGTTATTAATCAAACAAAACAAAGATTTATTAACGAATCTGCTACAAAAGTAAATGCAATTCTTGAGAAAACTCTTAAGAATGAACTTACTACACTAAAAGAAGATATTCAATCAGCTAAAGAAAATAACTTTGGCCGTAAGATTTTCGAAACGTTTGCAGCAGAATTCATGAGTAGCCACTTGTCAGAAGGCACAGAGGTCGCTAAATTGAATAATATTGTTAATGAATTGAATTCGCAGATTGATGAATCTAAGAAAACTCTTGCTGCTAAAGAGGTACAGCTAGCAGAATCAGCACGTAATTCACGTATTGTTTCTGATAAAGCAAATCGTAAGCTCGTAATGAGCGAAATGATGGCCCCATTAAACAAACAGCAAAGAGAAATAATGAATGCGTTACTTGAAAGTACACAAACTACGAAACTACAAGAATCATTCAACAAGTATCTACCATCAGTATTAAAAGATGATGCTAAAGTAGAAACTAAAGTAAAGAAGGTAATAAGTGAATCAAATACAAATGAAATCACTGGAGACAAGCAACCTGTTGCAGAAGCAACCGCCGGTGCGGAAATAATCAACCTTCGTAAATTAGCCGGTATTAGTTAAGGAGACCGAAATGACTATTAATTTAAATGAAAATTGGAACGCAACTAAAGAAGCGTTAACCGATGGTCTTACTGGAACCAAGAAAAAAGTAATGGAAACAACACTTGAGAACACTAAGAACTACCTCTCAGAGGCAGTTACAGCAGGTGCAACTCAATCAGGTAACATTGCAACACTTAACAAAGTGATTCTTCCAGTGATTCGTCGTGTTATGCCAACTGTTATTGCTAACGAAATTGTTGGCGTTCAGCCAATGACTGGACCAGTAGGCCAGATTCACACATTACGTGTGCGTTATGCAGAAACATTCGACACAGCAACAGCTGGTGACGAAGCATTGAGCCCATTTGCAATTGCAAACGGTTACTCAGGTAATGAAACAACTAACCGCGGTGCTGCAACTTCAGCTCTTGAAGGTGAAGCAGGTAAGAAAATGAGTATTCAAGTACTCAAGCAGACTGTTGAAGCTAAAACACGTAAGCTATCAGCACGTTGGACTTTTGAATCAGCACAAGACGCACAGTCTATGCATGGTTTAGATGTTGAAGCAGAAATCATGCAAGCACTTGCACAAGAGATTACTGCTGAAATCGACCAAGAAGTTCTTTCAAGTCTTTCAAGTCTTGCAGGTACTGGTCCAGATACATACAGCCAAGCTGGCGTATCAGGTACAGCAACATTTGTTGGTGACGAGCATGCAGCTCTTGCAGTTCTTATCAACAAAAATGCAAACACAATTGCAGCACGTACAAGACGTGGCGCAGGTAACTGGGCAGTAGTTAGCCCAACAGTACTTACAGTACTACAAAGTGCAACTACATCAGCATTTGCTCGCACAACTGAAGGTACTTTTGAAGCACCTACAAACACAAAATTCGTTGGTACATTAAACGGTACTATGAGAATTTATGTTAACCAGTATGCTGCTAACGATGATGTATTAGTTGGATACAAGGGTGCAACAGAAACAGACGCCGCGGCGTTCTATTGCCCATACATCCCACTAATGAGTTCAGGAACAGTGCTTGATCCAGGTACATTTGAGCCAGTAGTTAGCTTCATGACACGTTATGGTTATGTAGAACTAAGCAACCAAGCATCATCGCTCGGTAATGCTGCTGACTATCTTGCAAAAATTGCTGTTACAACTAACGATCTTGCATTCTTGTAATACAAGTAAATATATAATAATAAAACAGGGCCTACGGGCCCTGTTTTCATGAGTACTGTTTTATATAAATATGTATAACAGGAGATGATATATGTCAACAAAATTTAAACAAGGTATAGAGGTTACTGGACAAGTTACTGCAACCTCTTTTAGTGGAGACGGTAGTGCATTAACCGGTGTTAGCGGTGGTGGCTCAACGACTTGGGCAAATATTACTGATATTAACAATGCTAATGGTCCATCAATAATCGCACTTGGCGCACTGGCAGGTGAAACTGGTCAGGGAACAAAAGCAGTAGCAATTGGAGAAAATGCTGGTAAAACAAGTCAAGGTAATTTTACTGTAGCAGTTGGTGGTGAAGCAGGTCTAACTGGTCAAGGCGC